TCTGAGGTTGACCGAGATATGCCTACTCGAACGCAGTATCGTAATCTCGGCTCGTTTAGCGACCACGCAATCAAAACCGGCTTCGGCACCTTCCGTGCTTTTCGTCGGGCTGCTGGATTAGAAGAACAGAACGGTGCTCGTAAGGACCGACTGGCTTTGGCCCGTCACACCGATGCCGACCTGTATCGTATTATGAACATTGAAAAGGCTGATTATTGTGACAAGTTTCGCAAGCCTAAAGGCACACGTTTCCAGACTATGCTTGTCGCTTCGGACATTCATGACGAAGAGTGTGACCCTTTCTGGCGGCGAATCTTTATTGATACCGTTTCTCGTGTTCAGCCTGACACTGTCATTCTTGGCGGCGACGTATTCGATCTGGCTGAGTTTGGACGCTATGGTGTCGATCCTCGGGAATGGGATATTGTTGGGAAAATCCAATGGGTCCACACTTTCCTGAAAGACATTAGAGAAGCAGCAGCAGATACAGAGATTGTTTTCGTCGAAGGCAACCACGAGCATCGTCTCCTGCGTTACCTGACTGACAATGCTCCTGCCCTCAAGGTTCTGCTTAGTGACCTCCACGGTTGGAGTGTGCCGAAGCTTCTGGGCCTCGACAAGTTCGAGGTTCGCTATGTAGCTCGTGCAGACCTTGCCACGTTCAACAAGTCGAACGTGACTAAGGAGATTGCAAAGAACTACGAAGTGTTCCATGATTGCTTCCTCGTCGACCATTCCCCCAATGGTCGTAGCAAAGGTTTTCCGGGCGTCAATGGTCACCATCACCAGCACGTAGTTCATTCACAGTACAGCCACGTATTTGGCAGCTACGAATGGCACCAGCTTGGTTGTGGTCACCGTCGTCAGGCAAAGTATTGCGCCGGTGAAAAATGGAACATGGGCTTCATGACCGCAATGGTCGATACAGAAGAACAGGTGCCTTTGATGGACTATCACTTTATCAGCGACACGGCTCTTGTTCACGGCAAACACTACATGCGTGGTGAGAATGAGTAACGGTTTACAATAATACCGAAATCCGTTAAGTAGTCTGCATGGAAAGACAGATTCTTGGTGCGAAGGGTGGCGGTGGTGCTGATTTTATCACGAAGCCCGACACCCTTCGTTCTGACGACAGCTTTGAAATCCTTTTCGGCATGGGTTCGGGCCGCTGGAAAGGTATCGTTGACGGGCTGCAGGGAGTCCGCATCAATGGTGTTCCCCTTGAGAATCCTGATGGGACCTCGAACTTCAAGGACGTAGCCGTTCTCTTCGCAGACGGTAATCCTCTAGAAGATCAAATCGTAGACTTCAAGCTAGGTGGCGGTGGCGACATTCAGAGTGTCGGAGTCCAGCTATCAAACAACAGCGCCTCACAGCCAGGTCCTTGGGTATCGGCAGCTACCGCCACTCCTAATGCCGAATACATCGACATGCGCTTCGTAGTCCAGCAGCTTTTCAAGCAGGACGAAAAGAGCATTCGTGAGAATACCGCCAACATTGAAATCGAAATGCGTCCGTCGAATAGCTCGACATGGACCAATCCTTTCATTGGCACTCAGTCGAGCAACGTCAACTATGACCAGAATGGGTATAACACTGGCGGGGGCAAAGTAACTGGTACGGTTGTGTATCTTGCCAGAGAAATGTTCAACACGAGCGGCACTGGTTTTAAAGCCTCGGGCAATCCTTATCTAAAGATCACTGGTAAAACTTCCTCAGCCTACGTGAAGGAAATCCGTATTGCGGTTCCTACCGAGGGTAACTATGCTAATGTTACTTGGGAAGTTCGTGCCCGTCTACGTGAGAAAGACACAGTAGACCAAGGCGAGCTTCAAGAACGTCGAATCGTTGCTTTCGAAAGCGTTACCTCAATCATCAATGACAAGCTGGGAGACCATCCTGATTGGGACGGTCAGGTTTGGATGCAGATCATGGGCAAGGCAAGCGATCAGTTCGCTGGCTTCCCTGAAATTGAAACCATCTGTGACACGAAGATTTGTCGGACTCCTCCTATCTCGGTCTGGGACCCGGAAGCTCGTACATACACAGGTGTGACATGGGATGGTAGCTATGAAGAACACTTCACTACCGACCCTGCCTGGCAGATCAAGGAGTTCATCGAAGACCCTATTCACGGTGTTGCAGGACTGCAACCCGGCTCTACTCTCGACAAGTGGGATACTCTTGAAGCCTCGAAGTATTACTCGGAGCAGGTGCCTGATGGTCGCGGGGGAACTCATGCCCGTTTCAATCTGAATCTCACTCTTAACGAGGGTCGTGATGTCAATGAAATGTTGCAGTACCTTGCTGGTTCTGTAAACAGCTACATCGAAGACGTTGGCGATGGTCAGTGGCGTCTCATTGTTGACAAGCCAGAGACTCCTAAGGTCCTGTTCTTCGAAGGTAATATCTTCGGAAACTTCAACTACAGCCACTCCGACGTAGACACACGTTTCAATGACTGGCGTGGTACGTTCCTCAATGAGGACCTCGACTACGAGCAGGATACTGTTCGGGTATATGACCAAGGTGACATCGACGAGAATGGCACTCGCTTTACCGAGATTGCTCTCGTAGGCTGCACGAATCGTCAGGAAGCTCTGCGCCGCCTGATGTTCCGTATGCGTGTTGCTCTCAACGAATACAAGGTCGTAACCTTCACGACCAACCGCATCGGTCGTTATATCTCTCCGCTCGACACCATTCTGGTTGCGGACGAGGCTCTCAACGTTGATCACCTCATCAAGAGTGCTAGCCGTATCCAGAGCCACAGCGGAACCACAGTCACGCTGATGCGCCCTGTCCGTCTTGAGGTCGGGGTCAACTACACTATGGTATTCACCACAACCGACGGTGTTGTGGAGCGCACGGTAACTAACCTTGCTGGCGCTCGTGGTGACGTAACTCAAATTCAGATTGACGCTGCCCTACCTGCCAACGTTCTCAGTGACAGTGCTGTTTCCCTCGTAGCGGGTAACCTTCCGGCTAACCCTATCTCTTACCGTGTTATCTCGGTTGAGCGTAGTGAGAGCGACGAAGATGAGTATGCTATCGCTGCTGCTATCATCGACAGCGGTAAATGGAACGCTATGGACAACGTGTCCGAGAGTGCGATCCTTGCTCAGGAATCTTCACCAGAGATTGACTCTCCGACTGTGCCTGTTGATGGCATGTTCGATGTTATCACCTACACGACTGACTACCAGATTCGTCGTATTCTGCAGGTAAACTGGAACAGACCAGGTGGCATGTTCCTTTCAGGCTTCAAGGTTGAGTATCGCTACAACGAAGGTCCGTGGCGTATCCTTCACGAGAACCTGAACGACAGCGTGATCGAACTGGAAGACCCAGAAGATGGCTTCTATACGTTCAAGATTACGGCACTGGACCGTAGAGGTATTCACTCTAATCCTCTCGTGGGCGAGTACGAAGTCACTGGCTCACAGGAAATCCACCCGCCGACTCATGTTCGAGGAACGGACGCTGAGAAGCCTGTCTTTGCCCCATACCCGGGATACCGCTACACGGTCACCGATGGGACGATCCCTGTTACCGAAGTATGGGATGGAACTCAGTGGGTTCCAGAGGGCAACCTCGTAACAGAGGGTAGCCACATCGGGGTCGAGAATGGTGCTACTGTAGGTATGACCCCCGCAGAGCAGGTAGTTGTCACCACGATTCAGGGTGATGTTACTCAGGCCAAGACAGACATCGGCCATCTGTTCACCACCTATGGCTCTACCGCTGATGCTGCTACGAGTGCTGCCGCTGCGGGAGCGGCTCGTGATGCTGCTCAACTAGCTAAAACTAACTCAGAAGCCGCTAAGACTGCTGCCGAAGCAGCCAGAACTGGTGCAGAAACCGCTCAAAGTGACGCTATTACAAAGGCTAACGAGGCTGCAGGTTCTGCAACTACCGCCGCTGGTCACGCCACTACGGCTTCCAGCAAGGCTGATGCTGCAGCCGGTAGTGCCCTAAGCGCCTCTGGCTCTGCTAATGTTGCTACCAGCAAGGCTAACGAGGCTGCAGGTTCTGCAACTGCTGCTGCTTCCAGCGCAACCTCTGCTGCCTCAAGTTCTACTGCTGCAGGTACTTCTGCTTCTGCAGCTAACCAGTCCAAATTGGCTGCAGAAGCGGCTAGAGACAGTGCTGCAGGTACTTCTGCTTCTGCAGCTCTAAGCGAAAGCTCTGCTGCTGCTAGCGAGACCGCCGCCGGTCAAAGTGCAAGTGCCGCTGCGAGCAGCGAACTTAATGCCAATACTGCTGCCAGTAATGCTGCTGCCAGTGAGACTGCTGCTGCAACCAGCGAGACTAACGCCGCTGGCAGTGCCTCGACAGCTACAACGCAGGCAAATCTAGCTACGATAGCCAAGAATGCTGCCGAAGATGCAGAAACAAATGCCTCTATCAGTCAGTCAGCTGCGGCCACTAGCGCCTCCAATGCTGCTAACTCCGCTTCATCTGCTGCTACGAGTGAGACTCTGGCTGCTTCGTACAGGGATCAAACTGAAGGTCAGGCGGCTGCAGTTGCCTTGACTAAAAACGCCAGCTTCGATGCGCCTATTGTACTCCCCGACCACAGTGTAGGCTCTAACGGTACTCTTGCAATTCTATCTAATGGCTGGAATTTTAGCGCCAGCTACCAAGGCAGAAACAACGTAGTATTTACTACAGCAAACAAGGGCCTTTATGGCCCCATGACTCCATATGTATCTGGCCGTAAATACCGAGTTCGCCTTGGAATTAGGCACAGTGTTTCTGCGATGGGATCTGCTTATAGGTTTGCTTGCTATAATGCTAGTAAGGCATATTTGGGAATTGTTGTCAGTATTGCACATACAGGTATTGTTGGTTTTGTTGATTTAGCGAGCAGCGTTGAATTATCAGACAGCAATATACTTGCTGGCACTAAATATATCAGGCCAATGATTCATGCCAATTACACCACAACTGTTGGTGAGGCTGCTATTGATTACCTTTACATAGAGGATGTTACGGAAGTTAAAGCTGCTGAAGCCTCAGCTAGTGCCGCCAGTAGTTCTGCTGCCGCTGCTAGTGCTGACGCTGCAACCGCCTCGTCTCAGGCAACCTTGGCCGCTAATTTCGCCACAGATGCAAAAGGGTATATTGCTGCTCCAGGACAGACCCCTAACGCACATTTCTACGCCGGTACTGCCTTGTGGGAGGGAGGATATCTTCTCTCTCAGCACTTCAATATCAATGCGGTTTATGATGCTGTGCCCAGCTATCAGGGCGCCATAAATGTCATTCGCAGGACTGGTGGACGTTCTGATTTCCATAGTACTCCGATCAATATTGACCCAACCAGAAAATATCGTGTCAAAGCGCGTTTTTATGTAAATGCACCTAGCACTCAAATGTATATCGGGCACACAGTAGACGACGGAACTGAGGGAGCTACCGTGCAAAGATACTCTGCTGCAGCTGCACAGTTTAACACCGGCTGGCATGAAGTGGTTAGCCCAATTATTACAGGTACGGATGGTTCACACACCTCTTTCTATGCGACTACCAAGAGGGCTGCAGCCTTTTCGTTGCCTAACTATAACAATGCTGCTTCTGAGTATGCTTTTGACTACCTTTATATTGAGGATGTGACTGCACAGGAAGATGCAGCAGCACAGGCCACTATCGCCACCGATCAGGCGGTGATTGCTACATCACAAGCTGCTGCGGCAAGTAGTAGTGCCAGTCTTGCAGCTAGTATTAGTCAAAATAGTCTCAATAAAAACCCAGTGTTTGCGGACTGGGCTGACGGAGCAACCGTACCAGCAGGTATTGGTACATCAGGTCTTACTACAAATGAAATTACTAGAGTAGGAGATGGCACTAACGGTTCACCATACTCGCTCGGGTTAAACACCGATGGCGGCTCAATTGAATATTTCCAGTTTCCTTACGCACAGGTAACTGCAGGTGCGCACATTATCGAAGCTGAACTTGATTTCAAATCTGGTGTGATTAACGACAGTCGAG